ATTATATCCGGAAAACGTTATTTTTTAACATGCACAAGGTTTTGGGGATCCCGGTCTGGTATGACGGCACGGAATTATCCTCCGCCGTTGAGGCATCGGAGATCGAACTGCCGGTGGATGAACACGCATATAGGGAGTTTGAGGAAGGCGGCAAGCTGGTCCTGCTGGATCCGGATGATCCGGAGGTATATGAGGCATGCGATATTGATGAATTGCTGGATGACCCTCCGCGCATAAAAATAACAGCGGGCCTTGAGAGCGGATGGCCCGTGGGGACCGAGGTCTATCCGGTCATGGCGGCGAGGATTGAAGAGGCGCAGACAATAGATCTTACAACGGACAGGACGGGAGATATATCGATTGAGGCGATAGAGACCGATGAGACGTACGCCTCTATGACGACTACCACAACGACAACGACTACCACAACGACAACGGCGTAAACGCATAGCGCAAAGGGCATAGGGCAGAGCATAAGAATATAGAATAAGGCGCAAAGGGCATAGAGTAAAGAGATGACATTAAAGATCGGCACATATTTGGGGAATGACGTATTCGGCGAGGAGCCGAACTGGATTGATCCCGTGCCGATTGAATTGCAGCATCCATATGAATTTTCAAGGAACATAGGCGTCGGGGTGTCTTATTCGCAATTTGCAGAGACCCAGGCCCGGCTTAACGGGGGATGGCTGTTTGACTCAAAGGCCGATATATGGGAGTTCACGGAGTTTTTCGACGGAAAGGTCGGGATGCTCGAGGGTTTCTGGCTGCCGACATGGCAATCGGACCTGGTCGTGACCGCCGCGATAGACGCTGAGAATGCGCAACTGACCGTGGAGGATTTCGGATATGCGGATTCGTGGCTTCAGAATGATGTTTACGGCAGGCATATAGCGATCATCTTCCCGGACGGGACTCAGATCTACAGAAAGATACAGGGCGCGACCTCTTCGACCGTTGTGACCCTGGGCGCCAAGGTGGGAAAGGCATGCGCGTTGGAAGACCTTCCCGGCCTGCTCGTGAGCTTTTTGCTGTTTGTCAGGTTCGATCAGGACAAACTGGAGCGGGCATATGAGACGCCATCCGTGGCGCAGTGCGCCCTGCGGTTCAAGACCATCTCGGATGAGATGACGGCGACCACGACCACGACGACTTCATCTACGACGACCACGACATCAAACACTCAAAGCACAACAAGCTCCAGTACAACCACTACGACAACGACCAATACCCAAAGCACAACAACCTCCAGCACAACCACTACGACACAAAGTCCCTGGACATCATATTTTGATGATTCCTGCTGGACGCCTTCAGGACATGGCTCCTGGGATGATCCGAATCAGGAATGGGACCCAACGTTTGCCTCGGATCGTTACCTTATTAATCTAAACGATATTGGTGCATGGGCTTTGGGATATAGGCCAACGGCAGTTCGAATAACATTTACTGGAGGAGCTCAGGGAGCAAGAATTATTTTAACGGATTCTGCCGGACACATTCTTGTTGATTCCGGATATTATGGGCCTTCCGGAGAGATATTATATATTGACAACGTTTATGACTTGGATGTTCACAATCTTTATATATATTGCCCATCCGGTGGCAGCACGTATAGCGTCACAAAAATAGAATTTACGGAAGAAGAATGAAACAGAGATCTTACAAATACGAGGCGCACGAGGAAGGCAGGACCAAGAAGCCGGCAGAGCTGTATCATGTCTGGTTCGGGAGCACGCATTGGAGATATACGAACGGGGATGTGGCCGTCACATATAATGGAAACGTATATAGTCGTGCTGACATCTCCCGTGGCGTTGTGTCGTTTGACTCAACTCTCGAAGTGCGTAAATTGGATGTGATATTCGCAAGGAGCAGCCGGCCTATGCCGGAGTTCATAGCGCAAAACCCCGCTGAGCCGCTCTGGATTGAAATTCTGAGACTGCACAGGGAACAATCGCCGTATGAGGCGGGGGTGATATTTATCGGTCAGATCAGCAATGTAGCATTTAAAGGTCTGGACGGGATGGCGGAGTGTGTGGGGTTTGAAAGCTATCTGCGGCAGCCGATACCTGTTTACAGATACCAGCCGGAATGCAACTGGGAGGTCTTCAGCGCCCGCTGCAAGTTAAGCGACACTGCGTACAAGATCGACGCTGTTCTGACCGACCTGAGCGCGGACGGTCTTGAACTGACAAGCGCGGCATTCGGGACAAAAGACGATCATTATTTCCGGTTCGGGAAGGCTGTTTTTAACGGGCATTCGCGATTGATTACCTATCATGTGGGCGAGATTATCAAGATCAGATATTCGATCCCGTACCTGGCGATCGGGAGCACGGTGGAGACGACGGCAGGATGTGACGGGGATATCGAGACGTGCAGGGATAAATTCAATAACGTAGTGAATTTCGGCGGGCATCCGTATATACCGCTTGATAATCCCGTTTTATGGAGCGGGAATTAGGAATTGATGATTTGCGATTGTTGATTGGTGATTGGAATGGCGATGTATTTTGAGACGGAAGAAAGGCAGCAGGAATTAAAGAAGGTCCTGGATTCGTGGGTCGGCACGCCGTACAGACACTTGAGCGGGGTTAAAGGCATGGGCTGTGATTGTATACATTTTGTGGTGAGGGTGTTGGAGGAGATCGGTTTTGTGCCGTTCGAGATCCCGTGGTATCCGAGGGACTGGCATATGCACCGGTCGGATGAGCGATTGATGGACGGGATCAGGAAACAGTTGCCGCATGAGGAGATAGGCAATCTGGATGATCCCCGTAACGGAGATATCGCTCTGTTCAGATTCGGTCGCGCAATCTCGCATGCGGCCATATATTTTGATGATCACATTTACCATGCGGTTGACGGGATCGGGGTGGTCCGCACTCACTGGATGGAAAAGGCATGGCATAGACGCAAAAACTTATTGATCAGGGTGGCAGGATGAGCACCGGCGGTTTATTAGGCGGGATAGGCGGCGGGATCCTGGGTTTTGTTATAGGAGGCGGCCCTGTGGGCGCGCTATACGGTTTCGGGATAGGTTACGGGGTCGGGTCTTATTTTGACCCCATAACAGGCGAGGCCGCCGGGCAGATTGAGATCTCGGAGCTTAATATAACCACTGCAAAGGAGGGCGTGCCGATCGCGGAGGGTCTGGGAACCTTTAAATTGACCGGCAATTTGATCGGATACTGGCGCAACCGCGCGGTTGAGGTTACGCAGGAGGTTCAATCGGGCGGCAAAGGCGGGGGGAGTTCGGAGAGGGTAGTATCCGGTCACAAATATTACCTGACCTGGGCCGTCGGGCTGTGCATGGGGCCGGCGGATATGCTGTATACAATCTATGAAGGCGATGAGTGCGTATGGGAGGGAGAACTCAGCAGGCCGGTAAGCGGAGGGGAGGAGACCATAACGATCCCGGGCATAGGCTCTATGACGTTTTATTTCGGCACGGACGATCAGGTTGCTAATACAACGGTTGGTGCTTTATTAGGAACAAGTAAAGACTTATCAATTGAAGAAGAAAATCCTGAGACGGAAAACCTTCGTCTTATACTAATGTGGTTAATTGTTACAATGGCAATGCCGTGGTTTGGGGCAGTTTTATTACAAACGATAAAAGAGCAGCTTGGTTTGATTTCTACTGATGAGGCTGCTGAAAAAGTACAGAATTATTTACCAAATCCTGCTTACCGGCATCTGTGCTACGCCGTTTTTAACGATTGTTTTATCGGCGAGTACAACCGGCTGCCGACCTTCAGATTTGTGATCAGAAAATCGCCCGCCTATGATTTCAACGATAAACAGGAGGTTGAGGTCTATGACTACAACGCCGCCCATGCGATATGGCATATCCTGACGGAGATGGTGGGACTTGATGAATCCTGGCTTAATGAGGATTCATTCATCAGCGCGGCGAACGCCCTTTATTATGAGAACCGTGGCGTAACCATGCTTATGGACTCGCAGCAAGAGGCATTGACGTATCTGGAGAGCCTCCTGGCACATATTGACGGGATATTGCGCTACGGGATTGACGGCAAATTCCATTTAAAATTGCTCAGGGCCGACGCCATCGTGGAAGATCTGCTTGTGGTTGACGAGACGATGATGCTGGATGACATGACCCTGAGCCGCAAAACCTGGATAGACACGATTAATGACCTCAAGGTCCAATATAGTCTGCGGTATTTCGGGGATGAGTGCGCAGGCGAGGAAGTGCAGGGAGACGGCCAGGGGGGCAGTGGAAGCGGAAGTCCTCCTGTTTTGACCTATCTCGGATGCGCAGATGAGACCTACCTATTTCCCGCTGTGCTTGGATCGTATGAGATAACCGGCGGAAGAGGTCCGTGGCTGCTCATGTATAAAAATGAGGATATGGACGACTGGGAGGTGCGAAGAAAACTGTACGCGCGCAGTTTTTCGTCTTTATGTAGAGAGATCAAATGTGCCGGACAGGAAGCCGACCAACAGATGAAGTTAAAGGACCTCGGATTTGATACTGATGTCTACAGCAATATAGTTGATATCTCCATCAGCGAGGCGACACAGCCGATGTGGGGAGGCGATATAGATGTGGATTCCGGCAGTTCTGGTGTTGCCATTTTTACTGGAGGAAGGCCCCCGTATAGATGGACGTTGCCGTATGGGAACGGATTATGGTTTGACGCAGCCCATACGCTAAAAAGCTTTATTACTACAGTGCCTGGTATTTATGTATTTGCAGAGGAAGGTCTCTGTGATGATGCAGTGACGATTACTGTTAGAGAGGGTTGTGGAAAACTAGAGACTGGAGTTATTAATATCCACCAGATTACATTTGCTGCAGACTGGGGCAGTACTCCAGCAACGATAGACCGAGGAACTAGTGTAGAGGTGTACTGGACTGGAGGAGGTCCCAGTTATTACATTACGACGTCAAGCAATGGTTATACTGTAAACTATCCTGCCCCGACTGTTAAACATACGACAGTTTCATGTATGGATGGTGTTTGCGATATAGATTTTGACGCAGTTTGTGTTTTGGAGATTTACGACTCTTGTGGTCAGCATATAACAATGAAGCTGAAAAATACTGAGGGAGACTGGATACCAAAATCACAGGGCTGGGTGAATGGTCATCTGCCCTGTAGACCGGGTCTCTATTGCTGGCCAACTTTTGGCTCCTGCTCTCCATCATCAGGAGAGTATGTTGATGGAGTTCAAAAATGGGTTGGCTACTTCTGGCCGGCACCAGCGTGTTACGATCCGGCAGCGCATTGTAATTGGGGAGATATCCCGACTTGGTGGCAGCCTGCAGAGTGGGAAGATCCCCCTTTCTCTGATGCGTGGGATTTCTATGAAAACGGAATTGGTGGGGTCTGTTCTGGCTGTGTTTCATGTGCCGGTGGTACTGTTCCAAAAGCTGAGCTGGATACAATTATTTATTATGAGTGGGGATGTCCACCATGACGAGTGAAAAGATTGAGAAAGTTCTCAGAGCCCACACACGAGCAGTAATTCTTGAAGCAGTACAGATCAATAATGGGATCGTTGCAAATGAGCTATCTTGGAAAGAAGTGGATACTTGGCTGGAGGAGCATAAGAGTCTTCCAACACCAGACCTAGAGGTATCAAAAATGATGGCGTCGTTGCAAAAAAGAAGAGGGCTAAAGAAAAAGCATTTTTGGTGTCCTCAATGTGGCTGTGTCTTGGATTTGGCAACACTTCCGGTCAGCCACGAGGAGTATAAAAAAGGTAATCGCACTAAGAAGTCATGCAGAGGTTCATGTTCTCAAAAACCCTGTAGTTATGTGGTGTTTGTCGAGCCGACTGTAGAGGAGTTAATGGGACTGTGGCAGTAATTAATTATAAAGACGCGGAAGGCATGCGACGGGACCCGGGAAACAGGGCGATTCAGCAGGGAAAGATCGCACACAAGACGATTAAATACGGACTATTCTGCACGGAATTTAACGCCTCCTGGGCGGCGGATAACGCCCTAAAATCCGCGGCCTATCCCCTGGCAACCATCAGTTTCCCGGCGAACAGGAAACTATGGAAATACGAAGCGGGCGATCCTTTTATCCTGTACTATAGCCCTTACAACATTGCCGGCAAGATATACAGGGTTATGCGTATCGAGGAGGAGAATATAGAATCGGAGCAGATTACAGTCCATGCCGTTGAGGATATACATTATCTGGCATCAATCGGAACAGGCGGAACAAGTAAATCGGCCACGGGCATAGGCGCAAAGAGAAGCATGCTAATCGAGGCATTAACAGCCGTCATGGCAATGGAGGCCCCGTATGTGCTGATAGGGACCGAGAATACCATCCTGGTTGTGGCGGCAGGCAAGGAAAACGGAAAGGAGCTCGGCTTTCTGACGCTGCTCAGCAGCGACGGGGAATCATATAATCAACTGGGGGCAGTTAAGGTATTTGCAATCCACGGCAGACTGAACGGCAGTTATCCGAAAAATACATATGATATCGACGATTATGTCGGTTTTGAAGTGGAGTTCGATAATGATGACGTATCGCAAATAGAGACAATCTCCAGGGCGGATGCCCTGGGCGGCAGAAACCTGACCATGCTCGGCTATGAGCTGATCACGTTTCAGACGATCACGCCGGTGTCGGGGAATATATACAAGATTGAAAACGTGGTGCGCGGCAGATGGGACACGGAAAAACAGGCCCATGACGCCGGGACGGATTTCTTTTTCCTCGGGATTGCGCGTTTTGGAACTTTTGAGGATGCCTCATTGCTACCGGGGGCCACAAGATACGTCAAACTGAATCCGTATAACCTCAAATATTCTGGGGATGCATCCGAGGCGGAGGCCATAATGTTGGCGGTTGAGGGCCGGGCCAGGAAGCCGTACCCGCCTATAAATTTTATGGCAAACGGGAGCGCGTTTCACGGAGTTTATACGGATGATATTGTATTGACATGGGATTCGAGACTGAGAACTGAAGGCGCAGGAGTCGGAGATCCGGGAACGGTTGTTGACGCCGCCGCTACATGGGAGGGTTATTTTGAGATAGAGGTATGGGTTGGCGGAGAACTTGTAAGGACGGCGACGGCAATTGACTCGCTTACATGGACATATACAGAGGCGATGAGCCTGGCAGATAATGGATCTTTGCCCACACAGGTCTTGTTTAAAATAAAAAATTACAGGGCATCGGGAGGAGTTACATACAGCTCTGCAAAGGTATTGGTAAAGGCATATAATCCGGGCGGCGTGGATCATGGAACTGCCACAACAACCACTACGACGACAAGCACTACATCAACAACCAGTTCGTCGAGCACGACCACATCAAGCAGTTCCAGCACAACAACATCGAGCAGTTCGACCAGCACGACAACGACTGTTTAACGGGGATTTAACAGGATTTTAGGAGGAGTTTAAAATGGGCGAAACGGATAAATACGATCTGGAAGAGGTGGCTGCCGGGACGACCGGCTGGAATCCAATCCTGACCACAAATATGCAAAAATTGGACAGCCATATTCATACGCGCGTCTTGACGCTGCTTGGAGAGGCGGTGGACGCATATATGCCGCTTTATCAATCCCCTGCAGACTCTAAGTGGTACAAGGCGACGGCCGACGGCGTTAAGCAGCCGGCGCGTTGCATATCAACCGAGGCCGGAAGCGCGGACCAGACGATCCGCAGCCAGCGGGTAGGAAGGATGCAGAACACCGGTGTATGGAGCTTTACGGCTGGGAAGAACGTGTATTTATCCGACATAACCGCGGGCGGGGTAACCCAGGCAAGGAGAGGAGGCGTAAACAGCCAGTGTCTCGGCTGGGCTATAGATGAGTATGAGATATTCATTGATATAGAACGGATGGACGCTTTTGGCAATGTGACGACAACGACAACAACCACTACGACGACATCTTCATCAACCACGACCACGACGGCGTAAAGGCAGGAATAATATGCATGATATCATAATACCTTCCTGTAAAACCATGCCCGGTCTGGAGGGGATATGCGCTGAGATCAGAAGCACCGCTACCGGCGATTATACCCTGATACCGATAAGCGGGACGGGCAGATCTGCGGCACAGAACCGGAACGCGGGCCTGGATCAGGCAAAAAGCCTCATTGTGATCATGCTGGACGACGATATGACCGGATTTACGCCTGGCTGGAATGAGAAGCTTATCGAGCCTCTGGTTAAACACCCGAGCCTCGGCATCGTCTCCGCCAGGCTGATGAATAAGGACGGCAGCGTGGGATATATGAACAGCCGGAACTTTAACCTTAAACCGGATATGGTCCATGTAAAGATAGCGCCGACGGCCTGCATCGCCTTTCAGCGTGTGGGGGAATATTTCGATGAGCGCTTTGTCGGGAGCGGATTTGAAGATACGGATTTTTGCCTTGCCATGAAAAAACGCGGATATCAGATCGCAATTAATAACCGTGTGAAGCTGGTCCATCTCCATGAGCAGAAAAACCAGAAGCCCAACTGGGGCCATAATCGAAGACTATTTAATGAAAAATGGGGTGCAAAATGACGGAGAGACTGAATCCTCTGCCGTGCCGGAAGGCAGGTATCGAAGTGACCTGGCGTTGCAACCAGCGCTGCATACACTGTTATTACCGCCGAAATCGCAATCTCGGCAGGCCCATTGACAAACCGCTCGATGAGGCAATCCTCCAGGTAGACGCGGCAAAGGAACGAGGCTGCAACCATATCTATCTGGTGGGATGGGGAGAGCCATGCCTCTATCCCCATGTAATGGAGCTGCTGGAAAATTGTAATAATAGGGGATTGCCCATGAGCATAATTACCAACGGCACAGCCCGGCTCGGCATTTATCATGAGCTATTTGACAAAGGGCTGGACCATGTGCATTTATCCATGCACGCGGTGGGCGATACTCATAATGAGATTGCGGGAATGGAGAGCGCCTACCGGCGCCAGCATGAATTGCGTCGATGGCTGAAGGCGACCAATATGCCCTGGCGCAGCAATACCACATTGATGCAGGCAAACTATCGGATGCTTACCGAGATTATTGATGAGGCCCTGGAATTCGATAACTTCCATTTCGTGATGCTCACCTTTTTGCCGCACTATGAGTGGAAACATCACGTCCTGGATATGGCTGTTCATCCGGAGGACCTGGCCCCGCGAATCGAAGAGGCCGCTGACAGGCTGATTGATGCCGGCAAGTACTTTACAATACGTTATTTCCCGTTCTGTTACCTGCGTCCGGAGTACTGGCAATATGTGGTTAATGCCTTTTACGTCCAGTTTGACCCGTGGGAGTGGGAGTACGGACAGTACAATAAGGATGATATCCGCACGTCCTGGAGGGGCGCGCGGGCATTGCGCAAAAACGTACGTGTGGAATCCTGCGAGGAACGCTGCCTGGCATGGCGGCACTGCGGGGGCTGGAACCGTAAATACTGCGATGCCTTCGGAGGCGACTCGATTTTGAGGCCCATTACCGAGGTCCCGGACATGTATCGTGATGTGTGGGATTATGACGGAGGGCTGCACGTGCTTAACCCGGTTAACTTGCATTCAGGAACTATCCGGAGGGTTGATTTATGCGCCTGATCTTTTTCTATACCGCCCTAGGCCAGGCCTCGCCCGGATCCAATACCCCCTGGAATCCGTCCAGACATACAAATAACCGCTTCGCCGTGGGCTTCCAGGAGGAGGGCTACTATTGGCTTATCAAGCGTATGCTGGAAACCGGCATTATTGATGAGTGCCTGGTCTTTGTCGAATCCACACACGACACCGGCAGCCGGGAATACATGGCCAGACCGCCTTATCGTGTGTATGTCGTGCCGGAGATCGCCGCAGTCGATAAATATATTAAACCGGGCGATATCATCTGGGTGCGTGGCGGATTCCGCACCTGGCATGATTACCTTGTTGTACTTAATAAGCGCCATCATTGGCTATTGCTTTACGCCGCTAATACTGGGAGGGAACGCTGGCCGTTCTGGGATGTGATTTTTAACGATTTGCGCGGTTGTGATTTTGTTGACGGCGCCGGTCGGATCCATCTTGATTTCAGGAAACCTACGCATGAGGGCATATTTTATCCGATGGAGATGAAACAGGAATGGGACCTATGCATCGGGGCGAGTTTTATACACGATAAGAAAGGCCAGTGGCGAGCGATCGATGCGCTGATCTATCATGAGCAAGTATTCGGCCGCAAGTTGCACTGCATTATGCCGGGGGCCGACCGCGGCGGCGTTATGACGAGGGAAATGTTTAAAAAGATTGCGACACATCGTCTCGATGTGGCCATGCCGGGCTACGTCTCCCGGCAGGAATTAAACAGGATATATAACGCGAGCAAAGTATTCGTGCATTTAGGCTCCCACGGACAAGGCGATAGGGGACCCATTGAAGCCATGCGTTGCGGCTGCCTAGTGATCATAGGCTACCCGAAATATCACGCGCCCTGGACTGGTGAAGACAATCCTTATTGCAGGATAACATTGTGTGAAAATAAATATATAGCCGCAGGTTACGAGGGATGGCTGACTATTAATATTCCCGTTCTTCGGTGGGAGATCAGTAATTATCATAAAAGTCAGGCCGGGATAGATACAGTTATATTACCCCGGATGCGCCAACTTTTTGAACTTTTTAATGAGCATCCGATCGCAGACAGGGAATATCTGAGAAAAAGGTTGGGATTATGATGGACTCAATCAGTCAGATCAGCATGCAGTATGGGCCGGTTTTCATGAGGAAGAGGCGCTATCTCTCCTGGCGAGCGCCGATTATCTGTCAGGCAATCCAGGAGGTCCTGAATCCCACAAGCGTGCTGGATCTGGGTTGTGCCCACGGGGATCTGGTTAAAGGGTTTCTGGATCTTGGCATTAACGCTTATGGAATTGATGGTTCGCGCTGGGCATTGGAGTTTGTGGATTTTGATAGGACCAGGCTTTTCATTAAAGACCTCCGGCATCCGATTGGAGATGTACCGACGTGTGATCTTATTTTGTGCATTGAGGTCCTGAGCATTGTGGATTCATCCGCACACCAGGCAATAATTGAAAATATAAAAAAACTCGGCAGGAGGATCCTCCTTGGCGTGGGAGCGGGAAAAAGGTTCGGCTTAGAATCTAAAATGGAAGAGGCTGGCTTCCGCCGTGGAATGGAATATGAGGAAAAATTGAGACAGACCCTGGAACCCTGGAAAAGGAAAATGGCCATCAAGGCCCTATATTATGGGATGCTTTATTTTGAATTTCAGGGGGGTGCATGACAAGCCAACGCATTGTAAAGCGAGAATGAAAAGAGGTGCGTAAGCAAATAAACATCTTCCTTACGAAGATATGGGGATTGCCGTTTAAAGAACGGCTGCAAATCGCATGGCGCATGGTGAAAGGGAGATAACCATATGATCGATATTACAATGACGGCAACGTTGCGGCCACAGATTATCGAACGGACACTGAAATCATTCAGGATACACCTGTTATGGAATAGCGATGCAAGGCTTATTGTCAATATTGATCCTGTCGGATCTGGATCCGTAGATGATGCCGTGGGTACCCTTTACGGCAATTTTAAAATCAAGGGCATGAGGACACCTAAAGAACCGAGTTTTCCGGATGCTTTTAAATGGGTCTGGTCGATGGCGGATGCCGATT